AAGTCCGAACAAACGACCAACAGGGGAACTTGGACTATTTTATCAAGGAATTGCTGTCAATTCCGAACATCAAAAATATGATAGTTAAACGATTAAAGAGCTAGTGTTACGAAGTATATAAGTCCCAACAAATAAGTGAACCCCTCTCCATCTCAAAACCTAAAGTAAGTATAATGAGTTATCCACAAGTTATAAACAAAATTAAGATTGTATTAAAATAAAAGTAGCTATAAAATAATACAAGCGATGAAAAACCTGGCATTAAAAAATAATAATCGTAAATTAAGAAAGGCATATATAGTTCCGCCAGGTTCTATGTATGTCCTTTTTAGTTAAAATATTATGGCTAAGACAAGAGTAATTGATACAAGGTTCTGGATTGATGACTACATTTCTCATTTAGATCCGATAGAAAAAATGATGTTTTTGTATTTTTTAACTAACCCTTTCACAGATATATCAGGAATATACGAAATACCACTTAAAAATATATCACTTGATACCGGCATAGAAAAAGAGATGGTTGAAAAGATACTTAAAAGGTTTGAAAGAGATAATAAAATATATTTTATGAATGGTTGGGTAGCAATTAAGAACTTTACACGATACCAGAACACGAATAACCCTAAGATAGCAAGGGGAATAGAAATAGGGCTAAGTAAAGCCCCAAAAGAGATAATTGATAAGTTATCCATAAGTAATCAAGACTTATCGCATCCTAATTCTAATTCTAATTCTAATTCTAAGATAGATAACTCACCCTCACAAATAAATAGAAAATTTTTTGAGAGACAAGGAGAATATAATAATTTACTTAATTTATACTCAAAGAATAGAGATTTAGATAATACCAAGAAAGAATTTACTAAATTTATTCTTTACTGGACTGAACCTAATAAAAGTGGAACAAAAGTAAAATGGGAACAACAGTCAACATTTGATGTAAAAAGAAGACTTATTACTTGGTTCTCAAAAGATTGGAATAATAAAAAATAAAATGAAAATACAAGACTTTTTAACAAAATTAGAAAAAGAGATTGAATCAACAAGAAAAGAAATTGTTGATGTCGGGCAACAATCTCGCTTAAAAGAAATATTAAAGCAATATAGAAAGGAAGATAATGTTGTTTCTTCACTAGATATAGCTGAAAATATGAAGACACGACCAGAAGAAGAAAAAATAATGTCCGGTTGGTCTAACTTAGATGGAATACTTAAAGGTTTCAGACTAAAACAACTTATAACTATTTCAGGTATTACAAAGCACGGTAAAACAAGTTTGTGTGTAGATTTAACATCAAAATTAAAGGAACAAAATCCTCTATGGTTTCCTTTTGAAGAAGGTGCAGAAGAACTTATACAGAAATTTCTTGATAGAAATGAAAATCCACCTTTATTCTTTACTCCACAAACAATAAAAACATCAACTCTTGAATGGATAGAAGAAAGAATAATTGAAAGTATAGTTAAATATGATACTCGGGTAGTTTTTATAGATCACATTGACTTCATAGTTTCTTTTGGTGCAGATAATCACTCACTACGAATAGCACAAGCAATGAGAGAATTAAAAGGAATGGCAAAGAAATGGAATATAGTTATCTTTCTTATCTGCCATTTAACAAAGACAAAATTTGATGCAGAACCAACACTTGAAGATTTAAGAGGAAGTTCATCAATAGGTCAGGAATCGGATACTGTTATTCTAGTTTGGAGAGAAACAAAAAGAGAAAATGGAAAAGTAGTAATTACGAGTAATGTAAATGTTTCAGTTCAAGCAAATAGAAGAACTGGAAGAACTGGAAATGTAAAAATGATATTTAATAATGGTCGATTTATTGAGGAAGAATGGAAAAATGAAGAACCAGAAAAAAATGAAGAAGTTTTTGAAAATTCTGTATGGTCAAGAAAAAATTTAAGTAATTTAGAATGAAAAAAGTAGAAGAAAAAAAGAATAATCTATGGTGGCGTCTTCAGTTCCTAGAATTAACAAAAATAAGTTTAAGAATGTATGCAAAAACAAAAAAACAAGAATTTTATGACTTCGCAAGAAACTTCGCAAATCAAGAAAAACAATTTACAGGAGGAGAGTATAAGGATGGAGTTGATAAATTATTGTAATAAAAGAATAGAAGAAAGTTTAGTTTTAGGAAATTATTATTCAAAAATACTAGAGGAATTAAAAAAATGAATAACAAATGCGAAAAGTGTAACAAAGTAATGTTCGGTGAATGTAAAGAAAACGAAACTATGTGTAGATGTGATAATGCAGGTAGTACATACAGCCGAGATATAAATACAGGTTGGTCTTTAAAACAAGCAATACAAGAAAGAATAAAGTATGAAAAAGAAAATTGAAGAAAAAATAGAAACATTGAAAGTTAAGAAACATAGCGAATTTAAGTTTGCGTATATAGAAAATTGTCAAAACGTGGCGATGGCTTTAGCTAGGTCTGGTTATTTTATAAATATTAGACTAGACCAATCAACTTATATCTTATCAATTTATATTAGAAACTAAAAATGTTAAACATAGAACAAATAAAAATCATAGAAGAAACTATTAAGTGTTTTAAAAATATAAAAGACAACGAAGTCATAAAGATGAATGAGAAAGCAAAAGTTGACGAACCTTACGATGTAAGTAATTTATTTTGGGCAGAATTTGGTCAAAGATGTTTATCAGACCTACTCTCCCAGTCAGAGAGTAGATAAGAAAAATAAAAAGATGAGAAGTAAACCACAACATACTTGTTTCCAAGAATGTGCAGGGTGTGCATATGCTCTTGGAGTTCAAGATACAAATAAGAAACCGAACGAGTCAGCTAAATATGTTTGGATGATAGTTGGTTCAGATAATCCTTGTGATATTAGACTATACGCTTTTTCACACGAAGAAGGAGTTGCACAACTCGCACACACTAAAGGAAAGTTCAAAGACGGTCTTTATCCAAATGCTGAATGGACATTATTTAAGTTAGTTAGAGTTAAAAGAACTTCTCCCATTCAAATAAATAAGAGTGGGATAAATGAAGATGAAAAAAATAAAATATCTTTTACATCAACGACAGCACTTCAAAAATAGACTTAAACAGAGAAAAGGAAAATTGATATACTTTTTATTTAGTAAGTTCAAAAAGAATTTAGACTCGTTTGATAAAAATAAAAAAAGTATTGCTTGTGTTTATAAGTTTAAAGAACACGAATATGTTTTGCAAGACGGTTATATGCAGACATATGTAAGAAGAAAATAAAATGGAACTTAAAGATAATAGAATAAAAGAAACGGATAATTTTACTTGGGAGCAACGATTTGATATTTGCTTTCCAGTAAGTGAGTGCGATTTTAGTGAAGATAATCAAAAGATTAAGAACTTTATAAAGAAATATTTTGTCCTTAAGTCTGAATTGATTGAGAGTGATAATTTTTGGAGAGATAAGTATTCTAATTTATTAAAAGTTAAAGGTTTAGCTCCAACCCCTCCCGTCCAAAGAGGTGATAAGAAAGAATAAAGTATGAAAAAACAAAGTGAGATAGAGAAAACCGAAGATTTGTTTATGGGATATTGTATCTGGTTTGGAGGAAGAATGACAGGTTGGTATTCTAACTTTACAGAATATCTAATTGAAGTAAACCATATCGAAATGAATTATCCAAAGAGTTTTTACAAGTTTAACCTAACCAAATCAAATGAAAAAAGAAAATAATATACAACTATGTTTCTGGTATGATACGACAGAAGAACTGACTAATTACTTCATAGGCAAATACTTCGGGAAACCGCAAGATGTGGAGCATTGGTGGGTAGCAGATGAAATTGGCGGAGTTTTGTATATAAACGACTATTTCTTTAATTTGTCTGATATTGTTGATTATATAAAATATAGATATACCAAGAATAAAATGTTTGCAAATTATGATTATCAAATGAAACTTCGATTAAAAAATGAAATACCAATAAATATTAAAAATTGGATTAAACTTAAAAACTAAAATGTTAAACACAGAACAAATAAAGAAAGAGTTTGAAAATGCATATACTTTAACAGAAAGGCAAACGTTATATAGAAAAGTAGAAAAGTTGCTCTCCCAACAACTCTCCAAGCAGATGGAGGAGATAATAGAGTAGGTGGAGAAGCTAGACAAAGGACCAGAAGAAGAAACAATTACTCACGATATATTCCAAAATACAGAAAATATGAATAGGGTGTTTATGAGAACTGGCTACAGAAAGGCGTTAGACACAGTTTTATCAATATTAAGTGAGAAATAAATATATGAAGAAGGCACCACAGAAAGATAAAAAGAAATACATCCGTCCGTCTGATTCTGATATTTATATGTCATTATTATGGTTAAAAGATGAAATCGCCTTATCAAAAGAAATGAAACATTTTGGAAAAAGAAATTGGGGTTCGTCTATGTATTCACGAATCGCCAGAGGAATTAGACAGGCTTATAGAGATGGTAAATTAAAATTAAACAATTAAAATGCCAACACCAAAAGAAAAAGGGATAAAGAAGTGGAAATTAGATTTTATAGATAAAATAGATAACACTGTTAATTGTTATCTTGAATTTTGTAATAAAAAAGATATAGGTTATGTTTCAGATGAGTATATAAAAGGATATAATTCTGCGTTAAGTTGTATGCACTACAATATAGGATTGGAAAGGAAGTTTGTAGAAGTTGATGTAACCTGTGGTTATGATTATCAAAAGAAACTAAATGTTACAAAATTAAAAATCCTCCCCACCCATAAAGGAGTTAAGAGAATAAAGAAATAATATGAAAGACCAAAAAGTAGATGTGTCGCACGATACAAAAGAAGGTTGGTGTTGTGCCTGTGATTATGATATTGAAGTAATCAAAACCAACTTTATTGCTAAGAGTGAATTAGAAGACTTAGAAATAGAACATCAGAAAGAGATGGTTATGGCGATTGATGGATATAAGAGGGAGGTGAGAGAGAAGATAGAGAAAATGTATATGAAAGGGAATTTTGATTCTAGAACAGTTGAAATCGTAGAAGCTGGGTATAAATTAGCTCTACAAGATTTATTAAAAGAATTAGGGTTAGAAACAAAATGATTGATTCACATATTGTATTTTTATTAATAATTGGTTTGTTTGCATTAATACTTTTTAAGTATGGTGTTAGATAGTTTAGAATAGATATATGAGACACAAAACTATCATCTGGAAGAACTATGGAAGACCAACTGAAATACAAAAATGTAGTATGTCAGGAAAGAATATGTATGACAAAAAGTCAGCACAATCAGAATCAAATAGAAGATACGAGAAAGAGCATTCATTATTACGTATATATGAATGTCCTTATTGCAATACTTGGCATTTAACTTCACGAATTGATTAGCAAACATGCAATATTATATATGTTTGCATACTTGCAAATGTGCGTTCTATTTACATTACTTGATATCTATTATCTAATAGAAAAAATGATACAAAACATTGTACATTAGTTCTGAAGGGTATACAATATATAAAGGAAACAACATAAAGTATTTACATTTTTAATAACGTATTACGTAGTATCTAATGTCTAAAGAAGCTGCTCAAAATTTTGAAACTTGGCAACAAGACTATAAACTGTCCGGCAAGGAAAAGAGACTTGTAAAAGACCAAGTGAACAAGGGAAAACAAACTCAAGCGCTATTGCTATCCGCAGAAATTGGACGTTTTAAAAGAGATGCACGAAACGAATTAGAAAAAGGAATACTCGGATCTATAAAGAAACTATTTACATCACACTTAGCAGAAGCTATTGGAACTATAACACTAGTCGAGAGGATTGAGACAGGAGAAGACGTATCTTGGAAGAAAGTACTTGATGAAGATCGTATATTAGAAATAATGCAAGAGAAAGAACTTGGAGTGGACTACATACTAATAAAGAACGGTGGTGACTGGAGAGCAGCAGATTCGTTATTAGATAGACTATTCGGTAAAGTAAAGAATGCTAAGGATGAAGACACTGATGATGATAACCCAAAGAACATATATAACCAGTTCAATGCATTCATACAGACACAGCCAATACAGCCGCACTCAGAAAGAACTATTAAGAAGATAGAGGCAAGAAGATTAAAGCTAAAAGAAGAAACACATGAATGAGATACTAATTCCAGAAATGTTAGATGTTATTGATAATGACTTGGGTGCCTTTATGGAAGAAGTTATAGAGTTGCCAAATGCAGACTTTCATGAGGATATCGATCAAGCATTGGCTAATAGTTCTATTAGTAAGATGGTTGTCACACTACCACGAGGACACGGTAAGTCCACACACATATCAGTGGGACTACCATTGTGGTTAATAGCAAGAAATCACAACTTAAGAATATTATTGATATCAAGTACATCATCAATATCAAGAAGCTTCTTATCAGAAATTATTGGCCATATAGAACGTAATGAGAAGTATCAAGTATTCGCTAAGTATGCAGAAGGCTCACGAAAGGGTGTAATTCCAAAGATGAAGAATTATACTAAAGCAACTGCAAACTGGTCAGGAGATTCAATTGTAATAGATAGAGCTATATTGTCAGCAAAAGACCCAACTATACATGCAGTGGGATTGTTTGGTTCTATATTGTCAAAGAGAGCAGATATCATCATATGTGACGATGTTGTTAACCAAGAGAATAGTCAAACACAAGAGCAAAGAGAAAAGATAGTGTCTTGGATATATACGACAGTTATGCCAGTTCTTGCACCCAACGGAAGATTCATATATCTAGGAAACACTTGGCATCAAGATGACTTGGTATCACATTTGCTTAAGGACCCACAGTTTGAGTTTAAGAAAAAACTACCCGCAATACTGTCTTGGCCAACAAATATGGAACTTTGGAAGGAGTGGTCACGTTTAATTACGAACGAAGAAATATCACTAGATGATAGGAAATCTAATGCTAATGTTTTCTATACTCAGAATGAATCGCAGATGCTCGAGGGGTTATCTTTATTGTGGCCAGGGAGGTTCAATTTTGGAGAACTCTATCTTGAGTACATTTCTGACCCATATGCATTTGCTAGAATGAGACAGTGTGACCCTTCAAATAGACCAACTCAGTCATTCAAAGACGAGTGGCTAGAAGAAGCATGCAGGAAAGGAGCAACACTCAAACTACAAGATGCTCCACGTTATGAATGCTATTCAACTCAAGTAGTTGCCACTGGTGTAGACTTGGCAATAGGATTAGAAGATAGACATGATGACACAGTATTACTTACATTGGACAAAGTTAGAAGTGCACCAAGTGACTCATTGATTAAAGCAGGTGATATAGTAGTCAGACAGATAGATGTTGGTAAGTTTACACCGAATGAAACACGTAATAAGATAATGTATGTCAATGACATACTTAAACCAGATAAGATACGAGTAGAAACAGTTGCATATCAAGAGTCAATCGTAAGAGACCTTGAAGGCAAAGTTAGTTGTATAGAAGGCTATCATACTGGAGGAGAAAAGAAAGACTCATCAATTGGAGTTAACAGTTTAGCTATATTGGCAGAGCAAGGAAAGCTAGTACTGCCATTTGACCAATCAGATTCAAGAACAATCAAAATTATCAGTAGACTTATGAATGAGATGAGAGCATTCCCTGATGGGCACACTGGCGATATTTTGATGAGTTTATGGTTTGCTTCAAGCTCAATAAGAGATTTAACAGCTGGTCGATACTTAGTTCCTACTTCAAGCAACTCAATGCCAACGGGATTGACTGCTAAAGAGTTGAACGCAGATGCTGGTAAGAAGAAAGAAATGGAAAAGGAAGCTGATAAGTCAGCAGAAAGATTAGAAAAACGCTATGAACGTATTCATTTTAATCAAATGATGCATCGTAGATAACAAATTAGATAATGTCAGAAATCAAAACATTAAAAATAAAAAATAGTACTTTAGATTCATTAGTGAAAGCAACTAGTATCAATCTTCCTTTTGAAAGATCTAGAATACGAAATCAATTTATAAAAGCATTGACTCCACATATTGAAGCAAAAGAAAAGTCAAGATTAGAGCTTATTAAGAAGTTTGCTACACTTGATGAAAAAGGAGAACCAAAGATAGTTGGCATGCAATTTGATATACCAAAAGAGAAACAAGCAGAACTCAATGTAGAGTTTGTTAAGTTTTTAGCAGAGGAAGTCATTATAGATGTATTGCCATCAATAGAGCCAGTATTGAAGACAGTAAAAGCAATTATAGTTGAAAATACACAACCACTTACACCCGAAGAAAGTGTAGGTTTAATAGAAGTCGTAGATGCTATTGACACATTAACTCTAAAATAAAATGGATGCACTATTAGTTGGATTAGTTACAACAGTATTCTTTTTTGCAATATTTTGTATAGACGAATACTTTACACGTAACTTGATTAAAAGGTTAGAACAACAGTTACAGGACAGTTATGAATATGCTGATGATTTCATGACTGAAATAGATACAAAAACACATCAAATTGATGCATTAACAGAAACATTACGTGCACTTGGTTATGAAGTGGTCTTCAAGAAAACTACGATTGGCACTGAAGTACACGTTACTAACATTAATAAAAAAACAACATGCAAGAAGAAAACAAAATAGTAGACAATATGGTAGACCCTGAATCAATCATACCAAGAGAAGAACTCGTACAAGAGATAGGAGAAGATGCAGTAGAAAAGATAGAAGAGGAAGCTGAAGATGTCGACTTAGACATACCCGCATCATTAGAATAATATGAAGATTCACGTTATAACAGCATTTAGCAGATGGCATTTATATGATACTCTGAAAAAGATGTATGATATTCCAGATGTGATGTGGCATCCATTAGTGGACAAAAACAAAGTAGTTGTAGACAAAACACAATATCCTGAAGTTATTGAGGTTGACAATATGGGAGAAATAGACGGTGCGTACTGTTATCGAAAGACAAATAGATTTATTGAGACACAAAAAATTATCGATGATGACTACTACATGTTTATGTGTGATGATGATGCATTGGATAACGGATTCATTGATTGGCTTAAAACACAGACAGCAGAAATATTAGTTGTATCATGTTTAAGAGGAGATCAGACACCCATTGATGGAGCATGCCCTCACGGGACCTCTACACTCATAGCAGCAAGACAGAATATGTGTATTGGTAATTGTACTTGGGAACAACTTATAGTTAAGGGTAAGATCTTAAAAGACTTACGATTTGATGAAGTAAACTGTTGTGCTGATGGACAAATGTTGAATGAGGTAGCAATGAAATATCAAAACATTACATTTGTTCCCGATAGAGTTATAAAGTTTAATTATTTTCAACCGGGTCGTTGGAATGAATACAATGGATAACCAACCAAAACTTTCAATTGTAATTCCTGTGATTAACTTATGGGACTCGTATACAAAGCAATGCATTCAATCATTGCAATCAAAATACTTAAATAAGATTATTCTTATTGACAATGCATCGACAGATAATACAGAAAAGGAAGCAACTAAACTTTCAGAAACAATGCCAAATTTGATATACATTCGTAATGTATTCAGAAACTGTTGTGCAGGTAGCTGGAATCAAGGTGCTAAACTTGCATTTGAAACACTTCAAGATGATTATGTGGCAATATTGAACAATGATGTACTGATGCATCCTCAGGCATTTGACGAAATAATAGAATTATTTGAATCACAGAAGTTACTAAAACCAAATGAACAAAACGTCATATTAGTAACTAGTTGTGACGTAAAAGCAGAAGTAGCAAATCCAACAGATACTTTCACATATGATATGTCAAAGAAAGCACAAGATGAATTAACTGAATCACCACAATACTCTGCATTTGTAATCAACAAAAGATACTGGAATGAAGTTGGTCCATTTGATGAAGACTTTAGACCAGCTTATTTTGAGGACAATGACAGTCATTACAGAGTCAAACTGCTTGGCTTAAAAGCAATAGTATGTCCAACATCAATCTACTATCACTATGGCAGTAAGACACAGAATGAAGCTTTAGGAGGACAACCCGCATGCACTTCATTTAATTTTGAAGCAAATAGAGAGCATTACAAACAAAAATGGGGTGGAACACCTGGACAGGAAACATTTAAGACACCCTTTAATAAAGAAATTTAATGGCAAGAAAAAGAAAACAAAATACTCCTACTGCAGTACTTACACATCAAGATTTGCATAGTGATGCAGTACAAGTAGCACAAGGAACTGGATTAGACGTGAATGGAATTAAAACTGAGAAAGACCCATTTGAAGGTTCAAGAGAAAAACTTGACAGCATTCTTATTAACTTCATGAAGACAGTAGCAAAATCAAAAATAGCAGTAATCATTCCACTGTATGGATATTGGAGTGACTTAGGAGAAGACAATCCATTAAACATCACACTCTTCAAAGAAGTTATGGACAGAGTGTATTCATCAGCACACGAAATGTTTTCTATTATAGTGGCTGAAGATAAAAGATTGTCAAGTGAAGTATATTCAAGTATAGCTGCTAAAGCAACAGCAGGAGTATACAAAGGAATAAGTGTACCGACATCTTCTACATATGCAGATTATGTACGTGCAGGCCTCGATGCTGCTTATACAGACACTGATGCTAGGTTTTTTATAGTACTCAATCCTTGGGTGCTTATACAACATAATGCAATTGATAACTTAATAGATCGAATAAACAGAGGTGATGCTAAAATAGTATCTGGTGCTGATGTAAAAGGAATTTTAGATGCTGATAACTTTGATGCTAAGATATTTAATACGCCAGCAGAACAATTGGAACTTAATGCTGATTTTTGGGGACTTGATAGACAGACGTATGAATGCATTTCACTAGATACCAACTTAAACACTTCAAAATATTTTAGTCGTGATATTTGGAATTCATTATACAGACGAAACATGCCTATTATATCAACACAACGAATACCAATATATGCATTTGAACTTAATTGGGAAAACTTTGAAGCACCCAAGTATGTCGAAACAGATAGAGAATTATTCATAGCTAAGTGGGGATTTGATATAGCATAATTATGACTAAAATACAAAACCAAAACATACAGAGTAAATGTTGTAAAGCTACTGTTAGAGCAGCAGATGAAAATGGACAGTGGGCATATCAATGCACAGGGTGTGGAGCATTTTGTGATATAGCGGATGTTCCATCTGGACTTTCAACAATCACTAAAGAAACGAATGTCACAGATACTATACTTGGAGGCAAAGTAGAAGTCGATAAAGATGGTAATAGATTGAAGACTCATAAAGTAAGACGAAGAATTGACAAAGCAAACATCGAGACACCTGAATCAGAAACTATAACAGTTACAGATCCTATCACAAAAAAGACTAGAGAACTCACGCTATCAAGAAGAGGAACTACTGAAGAATCATTTGCAATGACGTTACTTGATAAGAATGCAGACCAACAAACAAAAGACACTATGTTGGCATCATACTTATTCGGTAGAGGAAAAGAGAATGCTTCTTTTATGGCTGAAATTATGGTGTCAAAAGGACAGTGGACAAAAGACACACATGCATTTAAGAGTCAAATGAAATTCGATTTTGACCAATTTGCACAAATAATAGTTTCATTTCTTCAAGATACTTCACAAGCACTTAAAAAAGATGCAAATTCAGTATTGACACCTGATGAAATATTTAACAACTTAGCTGAACGAGTTAACCTTTGTGCAACTGCAATCTCAGTAAGACTTAGAGCTATCACTGAAGCAAGAATGGCATCTAAAGGTTTTGGAGTATTTATTGATAGAAATGGAAAGTTGTACTCACCATTAGACAAAGAAATATTTGACATCATTGAAGAAGAAAGAAAATTTGTAGAAGAAAATAAAGACAAGGTCGACATTATTAAACAAGAAGAAAAACGAAATGACTGAATTCGAAATATTGAATAGCGTCATGGGAGGAATAACTCTCAAAGACATGTCAGCAATATCCTTCTTTGGATTTGTAGCTGATAAACTCAATGGTGTAGATGCAAACACTCCTGAATGTGCAGAATTAAGAATGTTAGTATCTAATCCACCAATGTCAAGAAAATATCCAGATGACGAGAAGATAAAAATAATTGCTAAGCTTAAAAAACTTGGCGTACAATTCTAATTATGGCATTTCAGAAAAACAATAAAATCAGATTGGGTTCAAAGAATTCTGAAGAACATCGAAGAAGAATTAGTATAGCCAACAAAGGCAAAACTAATGCATTGATGTCTGAATATAGAAAGACGCATACTATGACAAAGGAACAGAGACAAAAAGCAGTACGCACACGACTTAAGAACGGAAGCTATAAAAAAACAGAAGAACAAAAGAAAGTATTACATTTTGCATTGTTAGGAAAAAACAAAGGAAAGAAGTCTGATCGAAAAGGGCTGACATATTCTCAATACTATAAACCAGAAGTAGTTCAAAGAATGTTAACTTTAAAAAGTGGTAAAAATCATTGGTCGTGGAATGACAAAAGAGAGCGAACATATCCGATAATCTGGACAAATACTTTAAAACGAAGTATTAGAGAACGAGATAAGTATGTTTGTCAATTGTGTTTTGAGCAACAAACTGAAACTGTTTTTGATATTCATCACATTGATTATAATAAAAATAACTGTAATCCAGATAATTTAGTGACACTCTGTCGAAATTGTCACATGAAAACTAATTGTAAAGATAAACAGTATTGGATTACTCACTTTACTTCAACAAAAATATGAAAATACAAAATGTAAAGTTTTGCTACTGTGAGGTCTGTCAGGAATACCACCCGATGGATGATTGCGAAACAGTTATCATAAAAATCACAAAAGGCAAAAAGTGTAAACTCGGAAGCTTCTCTCATGCTGCAAAGCATACTTCAGGGCCTACAGAATCACAACAGAAGAATGACACTGAGTCTGTTAAGGAAATATCCAACTCAGTGTTTAAGAAAGAGCCAGCAATAGAAGACAGAAAGAAACTTCCAGATGATATCGTTGGAGCAGCAAACCCTTTATTAGAACAAACTCTTAAGATTCCACTACAACGAGCACCAGCTTCAATTGGCAAAGGTCTCTTTGTATCACCAAGCAGCCCAGTTTTCGAATCAAAAGGAGACAAAATATTTAGACAAGTATGATAAAAAAACATGCACCACTAGAACAGTTAAAACGTGATGCTGCTAAAGCAAATGATTTACTTATTAAAAAAGGAATCATAGCAAAAGATAGCATCGTTGATAGAATAACAGCAGACCCTACTAAGCCAAAGCTTCCGGGTATGCCTCCTTATCTGCCAAGACCCTGGACACTCGGTTGTTCACAGGTATTAATGAGAAACATAGTTAAGTATTGGGTAACTCATTGCAAAGAAAACAAAAAGACAAATCCCGAATCAATAAAAGAATTCTTTCAATTTGTAGAAAAGCACATGTATCAACAATACGATAGTGCAAAGAAGAAAGAAAAGAAGATGGGTAAAATGATTAGAACTCTTGATGAATCGATACTGTTATCAGAAGTGTTTGCACCTTCTAACTTAAAAGAGACTACAAAATCAATGCATCTATTCTTTGTTCACTCAATGGTCATTGCACAAATAGTGAAAAGAAATACATCTACATCAGAATATGTAGACTGGTTTCTAAATGAATGGACACCTGACTTAGTAAAATTATGGCAGTAAGCAAAAAGAGTGTAGAAAATTTATATATTCCAGTACAATTAATTAGTACAGACAGTTTGTACGAAGGTAGTGAAGATGAAGCTGAAGCACGACATAAATTTATGTTGCGCTCTGATATAGATTTGCAATCAGTATCTGAAACGTTATCAAACTTAGATGTAGAAGCATTTATATTGCATCTTACTATTCATGAAGCTAGAATATTATTTTTAAGAAGTCTTGGTTATAAGCAGACTGAAATATGCAAACAACTCAATTTAAGCAGATCTCGTGTGTCTACTATTTTAACATCATTAAAACACAAACACAAAGTAAACTTTATTTAAAATCTTAGTACAATGTATATATGGAATCTAACTCTAATAAGACAGAAGTATTGCCTGTTGAAACAAAAGTAAGTCAATACACAGTTCCTTTTAGTAAAAGTGTGCAAGGTTTGAACACAACACCTACGCGTTCCTTTGCATTTGAAACAAAGAAACAACGAAATGCACGTTTTATTGAAAAAGGTATCTCAAAACCAGGAGGAATATCATATGACACCTTAAGAAGAGCAGCTAAATCAGTTGCTGTTATTGGTATTGCAGTTACAGTATTAAAAGAAAAGGTCACTAAAACAAAATGGATTATAAAACCAACTGACCCATTGGCAGATAAAGACCAAGCTAAGATAGATGAAGTCACTGAATTATTTAAACACCCTAATAGAAACAATGAGACGTTTAGATCGTTAGCAGATAAAATGATAGAGGACTTGCTTGTCCTTGATGCTGTTTCATTAGAAAAGACACGTTATTCAGACGGTAAACTAGCAGAACTCTTTTTTGTCGATTCAGAAACTATAAGACCCGTCTTTGATGTTCACGGTAATCAAGACGTAGAAATACCTATAAATACAAAAGATAAAGGACAAGAAATACTACCTGTCTCATATGTGCAAGTCTTTGACTCAACTCCATACGGAGGAGCAGACTCAGGAGAGATAATAGCAGCTTGGCCAAAAAGAGATTTTACACATTTTCATATGCACCCACAGGGTAATATGGAATACTTTGGTTATGGACTGTCTCCAGTTGAACGAGTAATTGGAGCTGTTGCAAACCTTTTAAATGCAGACAACTACAACTCATCATACTTTGATGAAGGATTTTTCCCACCTATTATTTTACAAATGGTTGGACAAATGAATGAGAATGATATTGAAAAAGTAAAAGAATACTTATATGCAGAAATGTCGGGTTCAGCTCATAGGCCAATGATTATGGCTGGTCCAGCAAAAGCAGAAGCAATCAATCTCAAAAACAACAATAACAATGATATGCAGTTTATGGAGTACTTCAAGTTTATGGCTAGACTTGTAGCAGCTTCTTTTGGACTGTCTGGACAGGATATCGGACTAACTGAAGATGTTGGTTCGAAGAATGTTTCTGAGACAATGAAGAGTCTTACTGAAGAAAAAGGATATGGTTCTATATTACACTTGCTTAAGGAAGTATTCAATCAAGAAATTATTTGGAAAGACTTTGGTTATACTGATTTAGAATTTGATTGGGTTGTAGATGACACGATGGACCCAAATGATATTTCTACTGTCGTAGACTCATCATTAAAGAATGGAACACGAACTATAAACGAATCAAGACATTTAATGGGACTACTTCCATATGGTGAATGGGCTGATAGACCAATGTTATTGACATCTTCTGGGACATATATGCCATTAGTGCCTGATGACGCAATTAGAAGTGGTCTAGCAGATGCTAAGATCGGAGGCGAAAACTCATATAAAGACCAAGACGAACAGATAGCTAAGTCAGTTATGGTTTTGAACACTACGTACAAAACATGGGTAGATGACAGAGGTTACTCACAACCCTTTATTTGGATAGATATAATGACAGGAACTGGATTAGTTGTAAAACCACCTGTAGCAGTAAATATGATGAGTCAAAAATTAGAAGTTGAACTCTCACAAGAGCTTACTTCACGAGGACTTAATGTTCCGTTAGTTACGAAGGTTGACTATACTGCAGTAGTTTCAAGTCTACCCTTTGACATACAAAATGAATTCAACAACTATTGCAATTTAACATCGAATTATGATTCAGAAAAATGGAGAGCTAAATTCGGAGGTTCAAGAAAGTTCGACTATTACTTAGTGTCATCATACGTAGATGGTTTCTCATTAGAAAACAAAATACTTTTTAATGATATGAAGAGAGAGCCAAAAAGTTATGCTACTGCAATTAAAGATCTTGCACAATTATGGTTAGCAGAAAAAGAATTAGTGCTTGGTGACAGAAGAGTTAACCAATACATCATAACACACGACAAGAGAGGTTTTGGTATTGATTATCAATTCAAAGGAAACGAAAATAGATACAAAGATACTCAAATGGAAGTTGCTGAATACTTGCAAGACATACCATACTTATACAACTTATACATGACCGAAATTGGAAAGAAGCCAAAGAACATTTTAGATAAGATAAAAGACAAGTTTGCATCTAAAGGAATCAAATTAGCAAAGTCATCAAATGTTCAACAACCTTCTTCAGTAGCAGATATGTCGAATGAATTTAAAGATTGTCCAGTGCTTTTTGGTGAATTACTAAAAGACGAAAAGACAAGATCAGACATAAAAGACATTTTCAAATTACAAAACGAAAAGGCGATGAATAGATTTAGACTTACTGAGTTAGCATTTATGTATGACTACAACCAAGCATTAACATCCCTTAAGGAATTCGTAACCGCAAATCCAGAATCATTCGGAGGCATCATTACATCTAAAGATGAAAGAGGTGTTCGATATTCTGTATTCGCAAAAAAATAAAATATGACAGCAAGTAACAATGGAAACAATGGAGACGGTCGTTGTGTAATAGCAGCAACTGGAGTGCCACAAAAATTAGTAGCATCTTCTATACCCTGCTCAAGATTAGATTTAAGAACACTTTCAACTAATGCTGCAGATATAATCATAGGCGGAAATACTGTTTCAAGTAGTCCTGTCAGTGGTATGTCAATGCATCCAGATGAGGCGTACGATTTAGAGATAGTAACTGATGCTATAAATATCATTGTAGTTGGAACTGCTGGAGACGTTGTAACGTATACGTGGTGGAGAGGAGACCGAGTTTAATATAAAAACGAATGGCAAACAAACTTACCCGAAATGTAACATTAGCAAATGTTTTAATTTTTAAAGGCTCAATTGCAGTTGCGTCTGATTTTCCTACTTTAACAGCAGTAAAAACTGGCTGGTTTTATATAGTGTCTACAGATGTAACTGATAACGATCCAACGAAAACAAATACAGGTACTAGCTTTCTAACTGGCGACGAAATAGTCTGGACTGGAAGTACTTGGGACGTAGTTGGAAGTTTGGTAAATGGCTTATATCTCAAACTTGACCAAACAACACCACAGACCGTTATAAATGGAAGACCGATTTTTTACGCTGGTGTTCACGTTAATGGACTGACAGCAAATTTGTCTATTAATTCTGGTGTATATACTATCGAAGGTATAGATGTTACAACAAACATTCTTGGCACTTATGTAAAGTCTACTGATACTTTGTTTGTAAATCCTTCTGGGGCTACAATCTCATATAATGGTTATTACTGGTATCTAGGTCTTGGTGCAGGTCAATGGCAAGGTGGTGATACTTTACCTACTGGGGTTTATGTTCCAATAGACCCTGGACAAACTGGTAATCCAGACGTTTCTTATGCTCGTGTTGCACCATATACAACCGACTCAAATACTTTAAATACAAACCTTAATGCTGATTTATTAGATGGACATCACTCTTCTGATTTTCTTTCAATATCAAAATCTTTTGTTCACTATATGCCAGTATTAACATCTAAAAAACCAATAGAATCAGTTGATTCAGCAGTTACAATCACAAAACTAAAAATAAATGTTTTAGATGGAACTTCTATCACAGGACGACTCGTAGAATACGACACAGACGGAGTAACCTTGATTCAAGTGATTAGTGCAGATATTACAGCAACCGCAGGAACTCAATCAGTAACAACATCTTTCACTCATCCAGTAGTCGCAAGTGGTAAGTTTATAGGTTGGGAAGTTACAGCAGTAGTCGGTGCCGTATCAAATGTATCAGTAACATATTCATATACAAAATGACAACAAAGCTTGAAATAGATTACGAAGAATACGCAACAGATGCAAATGCACAGGTTGCCTATGTTTCCAGTAAAGATGGTGGAGGTTTAGGAGTTGATTTATTCGCACACTACAAGATGAACGACAACCTCGCAACTGGTGTTGTTCTTGAAAACATTAGCGGATATGATGGTGCATTAAACGTAGACACAAATACAAGAAGTGTTACTGGAAAGATAGACAAGGCATTAGAGTTTAGAGGAACTGATATTATTAGAATACCTTTTAATTCTCAGTTTAATCTAAGTAATAAGGCATGGTCTATGTTTACTTGGGTTAGTATAGCTTCAAGTGCGAGTGGACAACCAGTTCTTATTTCTCAAGAAAACGGTTGGGCTTTTTATGTTTCAGGAGATGTTGGCGGCACTTTAACTCTTTATTTAGGAGATTTAGCAACTAACATAGTTGGTGGTGCAGGAGTATTCGCAGGTGGGACATATCATATTGGGATTTCTTTTAACGGTATTTCAACTTATACGTTTTGGGTGAACGGTGTTCCTTATACGATTACGGGACAATCTCCTATTACAGATAATGCTGGCGATATTTTCATTGGTAACGACCCACGTGTAGGATATGAATATTATTGGGAAGATGACGTTAGATTTTATGACAGAGATATGTCTGGTTATCAATCAACAGTAGATGCAATATGGAACGGAGGCAATGGAACAGAAGATGATTCAATAAGCAGTTCTCAATTGATTGTCTATTCTGAAAGCACAATAAAAACACAAGGTAGTTATTCTCTAAAAGGTTGGGCTGATGTAGGAACAAGTGCAGGGGGAACTCTTACTAAAACATTTTCACCAGCTTATGATTTATCAAAAGTAAATGATTTAAGTTTTGATTTTAGATCCAGCAGAACAGGAAGCAATATTAAATTTGGATTATCTGAGGGTTCTTCAATAGTTTCAGAAATCACTCCGAACATTGTGACCGCAGATACTTTCCAAACTGTTAAATGGAGTTTGTTTCAAATAGCAGATATTGATAAGGCAAATGTAGATACTTTTATAATTACAATATTAGACGACAGTGTAGTAAATACGTTTTATTTAGATAATTTTCAAATAGCTCAAGCAATAGATTTAATAGGAATAATAAACTAATATGCCATTAATTTTTAGAAATAGATATTGGGTAATAGTAGAAATGACTTGGAGTAAAGAAACTAACAAGTCTTTAGTTAGAGTTGCTTCATACGAAGACAAAGCAGACTTTAATGCCAACATAGCAAATTGCGGAAAAGGACTAACAACTAATCTATATTTTGATGGAGAGTTCAGTCTTGCAAAAGCAGAATCATTGGTTAGCGAAAGTCCATTATTTTTAGGTTCAAATATAATTAAATAATTTCCCCACCCCGTTAAGTGGTTAAACTGACTAGTTCTTTAAAGGAGATAGGTATGAGACACACAACAAAGTGGAATGAGGTCCAGCACTTGGTCTGGAGATGTGACTCTTGTTCGAAACAATGTGAATCGGTTGGTTGCAAACCTCCCGATAACAATGTCTGCGATGGTTCGGATTCTCGTGTAAAAGAAATTACAGGTGGCTACAGCCATCCTGAACTTCTCGGAGGTGCATAAAAGATGATGAAAGCTGGGTTACTGTAAGAGAGCGGACAAAGGCTGAAACTTTCGCATTTCGTGACAGTTCACAACCCTTACGAGTTCCGATAGTCGGGAAACAACCGATTAAAATGAACTGGGTCCACGTTCAACGTTACAAAATCAATCCAAAGACAAAGTAAAGGAGGTGATTTCATATCTAGCGTCGCACATCCGCTTAATGATGTGCTTAATTTAAAATAAAATGCACAAACACAATTATAAAATATACTGTGAATACTCAATGATACTTCACACATCACACGTTTATGAAGAATGTGAATGTGGAGTTTTAAGAGATTATTACAAATCACCCGCTGGAAAGTTTTTAATTAGTAAAACTAAAGTAAAACTTAGACCAGACTTTTATAAGAAGCAAGCTAACGAATTATTAACAAATGGAAATAGTCGATAATCAAAATAGAAATAGCAAGAGGTATAGTATTCAAGATCTAGAGGACTTTGCCGTCAAGTTTTATCAGACTTCTCCTACTGGATATACACAGTCATCAAAAGAAACCAACGAAAAATTTGAAGTTTTAAATAAAAAAATAGACAGGATTACTTTCTGTCTATTCGGAACAGAGGGAGATGAAGATGCTGGACTTATAACTCTCGTAAAACAGATAAAGGAGCAGACTTTAAAAACTAATGGTAGAGTGAATGCAATTGAAAAAAAAGAAGGAAGTGTAGTTGGTGTTATTGCTCTACTTTGTTTTATAGTCCCAGCTTGTGTAGGATGGGCTTTTTATAAGATAAATACTTTAAATGATACATTAATAGCTCACGTTTCATCTGACACAAAAGAGTTTAACAAACTCAAATAACAAAGTAAACATTTAATACAAAAAACAGTATAATTACAATAATACTATGAATACATTTAAGCAAGCATGGGCAAACTTTAAAAAAGGATTAGAGACTATGATTAATGAAGAATCAGAAGGTGCTAAGAAATACAATGAAATTGGAGATCAGTTCAAAGAAATGGCAGCTGATGAAGAAGCACATAAAGAAACTCTAGAAACTATCGAAGCAGAAAAGGATTTTGATGTTTCAAATGCAGGACCCGAGCCAAAATCACTACTTGCAGAACAAGATTTAGAAGGAGAAACCAAAGAGAAAGCAATGTCAGATGAACAAATACTAAAAGAACTTCAATCAAAGGGACACTCACTTGAAAGAGCAAAAAAAATTTTAGCAGAATCAAAACAATCTAGTAATCCAGACTACATTCTTAATTACTATGGACTTAAAAAATCATCATCTAGAACATACAGAGTCAACTACAAAGGAAAATCAATACAAATTACTGAAATGACAAATGGAGATGTCCAATATGCAGTCGAAGGAAAGACATTTACAAGTAAAGAAGACGCACTTAGTTATATTGATTCTGCTGTTAAAAAATCAATACGTCCAGAAAAGAAGTACACTATTGTTAGAAATGGTCCTACTGAATATGTGATTTTAGATGAAAATGGAAAACAGTATGGCAACGTATATCGAAGTATAAAAGATGCTCAAACTGATATACAACTCGCAAAATCAGGAGACATTATAACTACTACACAAGACAAATTAGATGATACAGTAAAGGCTGCAGAGGATGCAGATACTATTAATGAGAAGGAGGGCTTAGTAGAAAGATTAAGAAATATACAAGAAAAGAGAATGGATGCTACTCTTAAGATGAGAGAGACTGAAGAAACTAAAAAATCATTTAAAGAAGCTTGGTACAATTCAAAAAGATAACATGAAAGACAACACATTAAAATTTGAAGCAATTGGTGATTTTCCATTTATGTTCATCGTTGAAAAAGCAGTCGTATCTGAAGATAGAACAGATGCGATGATAGTTTCGGGTGTTGCTAGCTCATCAAATCTCGATCATGATAATGAACGTATGTCGCCCGAAGCAATTCAAGCAATGGCTAACATTATAAATACTCAATCAGTCCCATTACGCGTAGAACACCAAAAAGACGATAACTCAATTATAGGTAAAGTATACAAAGCTACAGTAGATGAAAGAAATCAGTTAATAATTGAAGCTGAACTCGATAACACAAACTCAGCAGCAGCACTAATTTATGGCACAATGAAGAATGGAGCAAAACTTGGTTTTTCAGTCGGAGGAGCAGTTAAGAAAGCAGTCAAGGAGTTTTCCGAAAAAACTGGTCGTATCGTGAAAACGTTCTATGATGTAATTCTTAATGAGGTTTCGTTAACGAATAGACCCGCCAATTATGACTCTTGGTGTTTTGCAAAAAGTATAACCGTAGAAGGCGAGAGTGCAGATAGATATCGCAATACGGATTTTTATAAGGAATTTTTATTCGAAAACAGGAAATTAGACTATATGTATTCATTTGCAAAGTCAGTTCCTGACAAGGCTTGGCATAAAGTCGCAGAGCCAATTAATAGTAATTTAGAAAAAAATATGGACCCAAAGAAGGAAACTTCAGAGACTGTCGTTAAAGAGGGCTCTGAAACAAAAGTAGAAGAAACAAAGGAAAAGGCTGTTGAAACAGAAACTAAAGTTGAAGAGAAATCAGCAACTGAAGAAACAAAAGTTGATACTAAAGAAAAAGCTATCGAAGATATGAAGACAGAGACCAAGGAAAAGTCAGAAGAAACTAAAGATGATGAAGTAGTAACTGCAAAATCATTTAAAGCTTTTCAAGATGAAGTAGTAACGAGCTTTGAAACTCTTGCAGACTTTGTTGCAAAAGCAATGAAAATGGAATCAGCAACAGATGACAAAGAAACTGCAAAAGCAGAAACAAAAGAAGAGACTAAAGAAAAAGCAGATGAAGGAAAAGATGTTACAGTAGAAGAAGCTAAGCCAGCAGAAGACTACAAAACAAAAGCTGGTGAACAAGAAGAACAGAATGCTGGATTAGAAACAAAAGAAGAAGGCGAAGGATATGCAGTAAAAATCAAATCAGCATTACGAAAGATGCAAGAAATTACTTGTGAAACCAAAGAGAAAGCTGAAACCGTTGAAGACACAAAAGAAACTACTGAAAAATCAATAAAAGGTGCATCATTAGATGAACTCGTACTTGCTATTTCAGGTGCAGTTGAAAAGATTGAAAAGAGTTATAGAGACAAAGGAATTACAGTTCCAGGACTTACAAGTAAGATAGTAGATGCAATCAAAACTGATAAAGATATGCAGGAAGCAATTACATCTTTGATTAAAGAGCCAGGATTTAAGAAATCAGTTGCTTTCGGAAAAGCATATATGGCAACGAAGGATGGTAAGATGTTTTCATTATCAGCAGAACCAGTAGGTGAAGTAGTTGAGAAATCACAGGACGGAAAAGCAACAACATTCTCAGCAGCTTACAAACAAAACTACGCAGCTTCAAAGTAAAATTTGAAGATATTAAGTAGACTCGCTTATGATTATCGTGATTTAACTATAGTCATTTAGATAAGAGATTCGGTTTTAATAGTTAGTTAATAGTAAATAAAAATTATGGATATTTCCAGATTAGAAAAAGCTATAGAGAAGTTCGAAAAGGCAGTTGATACCAGCTATGCTGGACCAACACCTAACTCACTCTTGGCTAGACAAGATCTTGAATCTGTTTTGGTTGTTTTGTCAGATAGACAGACACCATTTAGAGACAGAGTTTCAAGAAAGAAAGGAGAAGGTCTCGCACACCTTTGGAACCAAAGAACAAGACTCGACACATTGTCTCAAGGTCCACTAGGTTTAATTAATCTTTGGTACGCTGATGGAGCACTACCAGATGAACAAGACCCAACATACGTTCAGCAAACAGCTGCTTACAAGTACCTTGGTACAACTGCAGTTATTTCTGGTCCTATGATTGCGTCAGGACGATCTTACATCGATATCGAAGCAGAAGTTGCGGAAGCAGCTCTTAGAAGAATCATTCAAGCAGAAGAGTGGGCTATCTTCCACGGTAGCACATCAGTAAACTCTCTTGCACCAAATGGTTTTGACGTTCAAATCACTACAAACATTGTTAACAACTCAGGTGCTGCTTTGACAGCTACTGGTGTTACAATTCCTCAGTTCGATAAAGTTATTAAACTTATCAGACTCCAGGGTGGTTCAAAACTCGATGGCATATACTGTTCATTCGGTATTCAGAACGTAGTTAATCAGATCGTTGCAGCTGCTGCAAGATACATGATTCAACTAGATAGCAAAGACAACTTAATCACTGCAGGTGACCACGTCACAGCATATGCAGGTGCAATTGGACAAGTTCCAGTTATAGGAGACTTCTTCTGTAACCCAGCTCTTCCATACCCTTACAATGCAGCAGGTAGTTCAGGTGCAACAGGCGGCGCAACTTCAACAGTGTACTTCTTGAGACATGATGAACAGGGTGCAGAAATGGTTGACTTAGTACCGATTGGTAGAACTGAATTAGCAAAACTTGCTGATACTATCAGATTCTACATCAACGAATACACAGTCTTAGCACTTAAAGCAGAACCTTGGGTAGGGGCCTTGATAAATGTGAGCGACCCCGCATAAATTTATTAACAAATAATAAGTTTGGCTTGCTTCTTTATTCGGGTAATAATCTTTCCGAAATTACCGGAGTTTAGAGGCAGGAAAGAAGCTAAACATACATATGGAAAACACACAGTTAGTTAGCAATACTGAAAGTTCATTAAAAAGAAAGCCAGGCGGTCAAAAGGGACAGAAGCCCTGGAATAAAGGCAGAAAAGGAGTTCAAGTTGCATGGAATAAAGGTAAGCCTTTTTCAGAAGAATCGAAACTAAAAATGAGAATATCAAAAAGACGATTTTTGAATACACATCCTGATTTTTTAGCTCAAATGATACAAAGAGCGACAAAGAATGTGACATCTGTTGAGAATAGAGCAAAAATTAAGTATCACAAGTTAGACACTCACCACAATTGGAAAGGTGGCAAATGTTTTGAAGAGTATGGCTTAAGCTGGACACATGAGTTACAAGAAGTAATTCGTCAACGTGACAAACATACTTGTCAACTTTGTGGTATGAAGCAACACGAGTTGAAAGGCTTTCACAAGCACTTGTCAGTTCATCATATTGATTATGACAAGAGAAACTATTCACTCGATAATTTGATAACTTTATGTAATTCATGTCATACAAAAACGAGTTATCACAGAGATGAATGGTTTAAATACTTTAAAAATATATGAAGTGCAAAATAACAAGTAAAGACTCAGCTGTTTTCTTCAACAACGTTTTCTACGACTGCAACAAAGACTTAGAAATGAGTTTTTCAGATGCATATCGTCTAAAAAGAATATTTCCATCAGTTACAATGGAGTTGTCACAGGTGAAGTATGATGACAAATTATGGAAAGATGAAAAATATTTTGGATTTACTTCGGATGTTGATTTGACATCAGGTTGGGGTAATGTAACTTTCAATCTTTTAAAGAATAGTAAGCATCTCAATCCTTCGCTAGTTGGCAGAATGAATCAAGTGCATGATATTGATATCACTACCATAGCACAGAGAGAAGTTAAACGTGAAGGGGTTATGGTATGGCATGAACAGCCAAAAGAAGCGTGGCTAAATTCACCTTTCGCAAAGAATATAGCAATAGTGCCATTTGAAACTACACGAGTACCTCAATCATGGGTTGCTAAGATAAACAATATGGATGCATTATTCACATGTTGTAAGCAAAACATCCAAATGTTTAGAGACTCGGGTGTACGAATACCGATTGAATTGATCAGATGGGGCTACGATCCAAAGAAGTTCTATCCATTAGAAAGAAACAACGAAGTTTTCACATTTGGACATATGGGTGCATTAAGCAAACGAAAAGGGACTGACACTCTTATTTCAGCATTTGAAAAAGCATTTACCAATGGTGAGAATGTCAAACTCATTTGCAAAACATCAAACACTTTCTATCCTTTCATGAGTAAGGATAACAGAATAGAAGTTCAAATGGGACTAGTTTCACACGATGAATTAATGAAAGATTTTTTTCAAAAGATAGATTGTTTCGTTTTTCCGACAAGAGGCGAAGGATTCGGATTGCCTGCATTAGAAGCATTAGCAACAGGAATACCAACAATAGCTACGGGATGGTCTGGTATCGTTGAATTCTTAAATGACAAAGTCGGATGGCTACTAAACTATAAAATGGTTCCAGCAGAAGAATTCAGTAAGAACGTTTACAAAGAAGATTGCGGAGAGTGGGCAGAGCCTGATGAACAACATTTAATACAAATACTCAGATACTGTTATGAACATCAAGATAAAGTAAAACAAAAAGGAATGGAATCATCAAAGTATGCATTAGAAAATTGGACATGGGACAACAAAATAAAAGAATTTCACGAAGCACTTAACAAAACTCTACAATGACACAAATACAAAGCGGATATGTAAATACAGGAGCATTATCACCAACAGGAGACAAAAAACTTCCTCCAGTTGATAGTGCATATCTCGAAAAAGATCTTTTCCTTCAGAATCCGTATGCTTCGGGACTAGGCTTGACTAACCTCAGTCCTGAGTATACGTCCGGTGCTCTTGACAGACTACTCTTGAGTGCATCTTCACAGGTTAATAGAATGTGTAGACGCTTCTTTGACACACAGACAGTATGGGAAACAAAAACAAGATTTAGAGCACACCCTTTCAATCCACAACTTACGACAGTCACTCTTCGAAATACGCCTTTTCAGTGTATAAATAGCATCTATATTCAGGTGTTGCAGTGGTTCATTCAAATAGTCACATCTGGCTCACAGAGTTATTTGCAAACATTTCCAGAATGGGGTTACAAAATAGTTCCATTATTGGCAACATCAGGTACTACAGGCTCGCCTATTCCAGCAGCTATTTTAGATAAAGTAGACCTCGGTATAGTATGGACTAATTATACATTTGGTTATGGAACACCTCTAACAGCTCAGACATTAGACTTGATACCTTCGTCAGCATCACCTACACAATACACACAATATCAAGCAGTCATTGGAAATAGATTGTGGGCTAAGAATCAAACTGGCAATCCGTTAAACATTTACATAGATGGAGTTCTTCAGACTACTGGTTATTCAATAGACTACCAAAATGCAATTGTAACTTTTGTTACACCTCTAACAATTTCAAAAGTAGTCACAGCAGACTTTACTACAAATGAATCTGTGCCACAAGACATCAAAGATGCTACTGCATTACTAGCTTGCTACATCTACGGGCAAGGCAAAAACAATCCGTTAGGAGCAAGTTCATACAGTATGCAGACATTTAGTATCAGTGTAGATGGTAGCAGAAAGAATCCATTGGTCGAGCAAGCAAAAGAGATATTAGCACCTTATATGAGTCAACAACCTACGCTTATATAAGTTAATACTGCGCATAGCGGTTGAGGCCTCTAGAATACACTCAGAGACACATAATTATAAAAGATGATAAATTATATATACAATACTTCAGTTATAGTTAAGCGAAGACTAGATGTTTCAGTAGCATCACGAGACAGCTTTAATAACCCTGTATACGGAGCACCAACTAGCAGTTGGAACACAGTTTACTCATCAGTTCCTTGCAGATTAGCTTTTTCAGCAGATTCAATTGAGTTTTCACCTACTGGAGAAAGAATAAAGCCATCGGGCACGTTGTATTTTGGAACTGAATACACATTGCGACAAGAAGATAGAATTATCACAACAAATGGAATAGAGTACGTAGTTACAAGTTTACAAGCAGCAATGGCTACACCGTTTCTTCAGAGTCACTGGGAAGCGACAGTGGAATTGCCATAGAGTTTAACAATTAAAAAAGATAATGAATACTTTTGCAAAGACTTGGATAAAAAAATACAGTGATGATAAAGATAATATGTTCTATTACTCTGTACTGGTTAAGGTTAATGGAAATGAGAAGAAGATAACTGGACAAACAAAAGCATACTCTGTATATGATGCCCAAGTAGATATCGGAAGGACGATAGGAGACAGATATCCAGCAGCAATATTCAGACAGTTAAAAATTTCACAAACTAAAAATGAAATTTAACTCAGTATACAAAGGAATATTATATGGGGAACAAAACGAAATGTTTTGGAAGTCATCCTCTGCATTGACTGAAAAAGAACTCAGAGAAGTTCAAAACTTTATATTCGAATTACAACAAAAAGGGCTTCCATCAGCAAAAATAATTGCAAAGATACAAGAGTACAACAGCAAGTTGACAGAGAAATATAGAGCTGAGCGTGTCTTCTGGACAGAAGTCAAAAGAAGAGAGTCAAAACAAGTAGTCGACGTAGGAGAAGAGTTAGAAATTGAGAAGTTTAGAGTTATTCTTTCTCCTCATGCCTGCAACAAATGTATAAAGATGTTTAAGGGAAAAACACTAACATCAAAACAAATAGCAGATGGGAAAGACGTCCCTCCTGCACACCCTAATTGTTACTGTGCTATTTTGCCAATATAAATATGAATACATTTAAAAAACAATGGAATCAAATAAGCAGTAAGCCACAGTTAGGAGAATGGGTAACAATTTACAATCAGTCAGAGAAATGGAAAGTATTAAGTATAGAACCAAATGACGTCTACTTATTAGGAAAAGAAGATTTAAATGGGTTTGGACCAGACTACACATCAATACAAGGCATCAATATTAAAAAAGTACCAAAATTATATGAGTAGTAAAAAACTAGTTTTCAGTACGAATGTTGGCAAAGAGTTTGATAAAATTGGTAAGCAGTTTAAAGCCGAATCGGAAAAAATAGAAAAAGAACTTTTTAAAAGAGTGGAGTTGGCAACAGATTTAGTTTACAGAGTTGCAAGAACAAAAAGACCAAAAATAGACGCAACTGAATATAAGGCATTAAAAAAAAGTTTGCAATACACAAGAAGAAACGATAAAGGTCAAAAGAAAAAATATTATGTATCAAATCCAAATGCAGAAGTTGGAGTTCCAGTTGATTCAGGTGACCTACAATCAAGTATAAAAAAAGAAGTGTTAGTTAAAAGTTTTGGAAAGTTTGTTGGTAGAGTATTCATACAAGGTCCAGGAGAAGAATATGCAAACAGGATAGAGTTTGGTTGGTCAGGACATCAGGCACCTAGAAGTTTTATGGGAAGTGCATTAAGAGAAAATGCAGAGAAAGTTAAAAAAATATTCACAGGGAAATAAAATGTTAGAACTTATTCAAAAAATAATATCAATTCTTACGACAGATGCAACTTTGAATGCTATCGTTCCTGCTGCCAATATTTTATATGGAAATGTAGATATAGTAGAACAAACACAAGCTGGTTTGATGTTGCCTCAAATAAATTTATACACACCTGACGAAAGTACACGAATGATTCCAACAAATGCAAGAGATACAACAATACAATTAAATATATGGTCAAGAAATAGTATGTTGGAAGTAGTTCAGATATATGAAAGAATACACTACCTACTTAACTACTACACAGGCGATCAAAACACATCTCACATCTTTTGGCAATTACAAAGTGGGATGAACGATCAAACAGAATCAGATAGAAGAGTTTTTCATAGGTCAGTTCTTTTTAAGGTGTGGAGCGTAAAATAGTTTGTATGCTTTGGTGAGTTTATGTTCATCAAAGCATGTAAGTTAATTACATGAAAGGTCATTAATAATAGTTTAATAATAAATAATTATGGGATTTACAGCAGCAGGTACACCAATCCAAGTGAGAACAGTGTTTAACTCTGGAACACTTGATTTTGGAACAAATAGATTAGTCGAGGTTGACAACTTATCACTATCTACAGAATTCGGAATTGTAGATTTATATGTATTGGGGTCAATTATAGCACAAGACAAGGCTAGACATTCTTTGAAGGTAACTCTTTCTGGTTTGATTAAGTCGTTTGCTCCTGAAATGGAAGCGTTAATCGCAGGTAACGCATCGTCAGGTGCAGCACCAGCGTCTATATCAATATTAGATGGACAACCAACACTACAAAGTCCAATCTTAAATATTTTTGATAAGAGCGGGAATCAAATTCAATATCAATTTAGTGGAGCGTTGTTTAAGAGCAACAAAATGACATTAAAAATGGGCGAGTATGCAACTTGGGAATTCAATTTGGAAGCAAAAAATGTAGTAGAATTATATTCATAATATGGACGAAAAAAGTTTATACAAATTAGTTAATCCATCATTCACATTTGAGTTTGGTGGAAAGGTCTTTGAAGTAAAGAAAGCAAATCTTCAAATGGCTGTTCAATATCAAACTAGAATAAAAGAACTAAAAGAAAAAAGTTCTACAGAATTGTTACTAGTTTCATATTGTATTTATCTAGTTTTAAACAAAGCAGATTCTACAATAACAGAAGATTGGGTTATTGAAAACACACCAGCAGACATTGATGTTTTAGATTGTCTTGCAAGGTTGGGTTTTATCAACCAGAACAGATTGGAGATAGCAAAAAAAATAAAGGAGGAAGTGGAGAAAAAATCAACTACAGAAAACTCTTTGTAACTATTACTGAAAAAACAGGTTGGACTCCACAACAAATATCAGAATTGACAGTAGATCAGATAAATGAGTATGTTCTCGAGTGGTCGGACAATAATACAGAACACACTTCTACAGATATGGATTTGGAACTATTTCGTCTTACTTCTGGAATCGAACGAGTAAAGAAAGTTAAAAAATAAAAATGGCATTTGAACCCATCGAAATTCTCATAACTGCAGACAAAACAGGTCTTGAAAGCATCCTAAAAGGTGCAGGGTATAATATTCAAGACTTTATCAAAACTGCAAACAAACAAGAAGTAGATTGGTCTGGTATTTTTACTAGAGCACTCTCAACTGGACTTATAACATCAGTCGCAGGAACTTTAGCATTGGCAATTACACAAGCACTACAGATGCAAGAGGCGATGTCAGGATTAGGCGCCACTGCGGGTGGCTTGAGTGCTGTATCAAATGGAATGTCAAACGTAAACAATGTTGTAGATCAGTTTGGAACATCAGGAGCTAGTTTAAGTGAAACGTCTGCACAATACACACAATTGTTTGAAAACTTGGGAATGACAGGACCAACTGCAACAGCAGCACTAGCTGGTGCAATTCAATTGGCAAAGATACAAGGTGTAGACCTTGGAACTGTTGTTTCAACACTAATTCCTCTATTTCAAGATTGGGGGATAAATACAGTTCCGCAAGTAAAGGACGCTATAACAGGACTTGCAAATGCTGCAGGAAAAGGAGGGTTTCAAATTACCGATTTAGCAACTGCAATATCACAAGCAAATGTTGCTGCACAAAACGGACAAAGTATCACGAGTTTTGCACTAGCAATGCAAGATTTGTCAAATTATGTTCCTAAACAAACTGTTCTTGATACTGCAAGATCTGCCTTTACTAATGCAGGAACTCAAGACGGCTCTGCTATTTTAGAAGGAATTACAAAAGGATTATCTTCAACAGGTTTAGTTGGTGTATTTAATACTATATCAGACTTAGCAAATACGACCTTTAAAGGTGTTTCAGATGTGTTGGCTGGAGATTTAGGCATCTCAACTACAGACGTTCAACATTTAGGTATCATAACCGCAACTACTTTTGATGCTATGAAAACAGATGTCGAAACTTGGTTAAAAACATTAGAGCCAACTTCAGGTATAGTTAAAAAAACTTCATCAGATACAAAAGAGTTGGGAGATGCTTGGAGTATATTTGTTTCTCATATCACTCAAAATATTGGTATTCCAATAATATCACAAATTACAGGAGTTCTTGATACTTTAAACAAGTTGGGTGGTTCAGATTTCAAAAAGGTTTTCTCAGACACGAGTTCAGATCTCAACTCAAACATAGAAAGTGGAAATGTTTTAGGTGGTTTTGGAGATGCAATCAAGATGGCATTAGAAGCCGTATTTCTTCCTTTCGCACAAGGAATTGGAGGTGGTGCTAAAAATGCAACTAACAATAATACCTCAACTACAAACAATAATGCCACAAACATAAAAGTAACGGTTGATGGTAATGATTCAAAGGCAGTTAAAATAGCAAATAAAATATCATCAGTGTTAAATGCTGATTCATACGGGTCTCCACAAGGGAGTTCTTCATTAACGCCTTTTTAAAAAACATGACAACACAATTATACACATACGTAACGATTGATAATAAGCTATATGCAATAGCGTCTGGCTCATATGTTAGAGATTGGGCTAGATTCTTTTCTTCTCAACCCGTAGCAAACATTATTAGAATAAATTATGTTGATAGAGGTCCTGGAATAAAAACATATACAATGACACTAATTCTTGCAAATTGGGATTCTTCTAGTCTTCCATATCAAGCAGGAATTACATCAAGTGCACTTTCTCAGTTGTCTGATTTAGAAACATCATACAAGAAAATTGCTACACCATTAGAATTTTTAGACCCTTTTGGAAATCCACCAACACTAAATGTAGGAGTATATTTTACAGATATGATTATTAGAGTTCCGAATTATGCTACAGATAAAAAACCTTACGTACTATGTGATATAACTTTACAAGAAGCATCTGGAACAACAATTTAAAATGCTACAACCCATAATTTCATTTCGTAATAATCAGTCGCCCTATAATGCACTATCAACTCTTGCATATATTCAATCTGCACCCTCAGGAGCAGTTCTTCCAGTATTAGCAGGAGAAGAATCTAACTACTTACAGTTCAGAGTCTATAACAATTATACTCTAACAGTAGGAATAGCATCTGCACTAAATTGCAAATTAACAACATACGATGGCTCGAGTGCGTCATCTCATACTGCTGCAAAATCAGTTATCTCACAGAAATGGATTAAACTTCAGCAAATGGGTTTTGGGGAAAGTTCGGGTGCTCCTGCACCTTATACATATTGGAAATCAGATGAACTTCCAGTAGGCGGCTTCTACGATACTTTTGTTCAAGATAAAGGCAGTGATGGTTCAGTAAGTCCGATTATTAGAGCAGGAACATATTATAATGGTTGTGGATTTTTAGAAGTAAGAAGTACGGCAGAGTTGCCTGACAATGCAGCAATGACTCAGTCGTCATTCGTAATTACACTACTCTATGAATGGGTGTCGTAAATTTTAATAATATGAAACATAAAGAACATTTGAAAACAAGAGCAGACCATATAGATAAAGAAAGCTACTTTATTCTAACTTTAGACACTGGAGAAACTATCAATGAGAATGATTATAGTTTTAGAGATTTTTCAACAGAGAAGTTAGTCATTTATAGAGATACAAAAAAGGTAGTTAAATTGTGCAACTTGCCAGCATTATCAATAAAAATGAAACATCACGAGTTAGAATATGAAATGAAGATACCTACTGACTGTCAAGTATATCAATCAATACGCTCAATATCAGAGGTATATGATGGAATTACTAATAGTAAGATAATTGGACGTTTTGTGGGCATCGTGAAGGACGGAGTAGTGGTTCAGGAACTGTACTTAGATGGTCAACTAGGGCAGATAACAGGATTTAAAAAATAATTATGGAAACAAATAAACAAAAACAATATACGAAGTGGGGCGGATTTATTAAAAAGATTTTGCACACAAAAATAGGTGCATTTTTAGGATACAATTTGGGAGTGTCAGGATACAACAGAATTGACGTAGTTCTTACAGATGAGAATGGCAAGGTTAAAAAAGTAGGACACTCGTACAATTCAAGAGTAGATGTAGGAGCAGCATTGTGTGCTTATCTTCAATGTGGAACAAACTTAGGTAGTTTATCTTCTCCAAACTATGCAAAATACATAGCATTGCAAGACACCGGTGTGTTGTCACCTGCACATACAGACACGACACTTTCACATGAATGTGTTGCAGCAGGATTAACACGAGCATTAGCAACAGCAGGAACTTGGACAGCAGCAACAGCTTTAGATGGAGTAGCATCTTTTATTCTTAGTAAATCATTTACAAACTCTTCAGGTGGCTCAGTAACAGTATATGGAGCAGGAATATTTGATGCGGCTTCTAGTGGAAATATGTATGTTGAAGGAAATTTCACTTCTTCATATTCGATAGCTAATTTGTATTCAATGACAGTTAATTGGACAATTAATATATAAATATGGCGTATAATGTAGATGTTTTAGTAGTAGCAGGTGGTGGTGGTGGTGCTTATGGAAACTACAATGCGTACTACGGTGGTGGAGGAGGAGGTGCTGGTGGTCTTTTATATGCCACTTCTTTTTCACTGTCTACACTTATTTACTCAGTTACAGTAGGAGCAGGCGGAGCAAGCGGAGGAGGACAAGGCAATGATTCAATTTTTTCCACACTACACTGTTATGGCGGTGGTGGAGGAGGACAAGGCGGACTTACTGATGGAAATTCAGGAGGTTCAGGCGGTGGTGGCGGAGGAACACGTAATGGAGGAGCAGGCACTGATGGTCAAGGATATGCTGGTGCATATTCAGGTGGAACATATGGAGGAGGTGGCGGTGGTGCGGGTGGTGCAGCGGTCTCAACACCTAATGGAGCAAACGGAGTATCTAACTCTATAACTGGCTCTGCTATTTACTATGCAGGTGGTGGTGGAGGAGGTAGCTCGTATGGTGGCGGCTCTGCTAGCGGGGGTCTAGGCGGTGGAGGTGCAGGCGGCAACTACAACAATGGTGTAGCAGGAACTGATGGATTGGGCGGTGGCGGTGGTGGAGGAAGTGGCAACAATGCAGGTTCAAACGGCGGAAATGGCATTGTTATCATTAGATATCTTACTGGTACTCTAACTGCTAATGGCGGAACAAAAACTACATCTGGAAGTTATACTATTCACACCTTTACAGCAAGCGGAACATTTGAAGTTGCTATGTTATCACTTTCAGATTCGATTATGAATGGTGCATCAAGAGTCGCGAGTTTGACTACGAATGTAGTATTAAAATTATCAGATGCAATGATGAATGCAAAAAGCAGATTTGCATCAGTAGCACTATCAGCAATCTATGTTTCAGATTTACTTTGTTCAATAGTTTCTTCTTCTTATAAATGGCTCACACAAACACTTTTGACTGCTCAAAAATATCCAGCAGTTAGACCCTACTTTACATGTAAAATCAAAGACGATAAAATTGTTCCAACTGCAATACTTTCAACTTCTATTTATCCAACTAGTGGCTCAGTAGTCACTGCACCAGATAGTAATGTCCTAGCAGCAGGACTTGATTCAAATGGCTATGTATCTTTTTGGAAAATAACAGATGCTACGCAAATTTCACAGTGGGGAACTCCAACTACTGTTCTAAATACTGGAGTTGGAATCACTAGTATGCAAAACGTGTGTATCTCAGTTTCAGAATTTATAGCAGGAACTTATAGAATTGATGTATACTTCTTATATGCTTCTACAGGAGTATGGATGATACAACATCACTATTCAAATAATGGAGGAACTACTTGGACAGGAGAGACACTGCCATACCCTGGAATATTTTCTACTAACTATGCTTATATAGCATCAGGAAAACCATATCAGGATATTAGTGGAAACATACAGTCGTCTGTTTTTATAACAAATGGCTCTACAATCAGAGTTTATAATAATTTAAGTGGCTCATGGGCTTCAAAAGTTTGGGACAACACAGTAGATTCATATGACTGGAATATTCATAGTCTTGATACTGTTTACAAAGATGGAATCTATTATGTAGTATTTTCAGCATATCACAAGTATCTTGAGACAAGCAATTCAAACTACAGTTTGTATTTAACAAGACTAGAAAATATAGCAAATAATATTTGGAGTATACCAACTGAAATTATCTCTTCTTTATCTTCCACTGTTACAAATCAAAACAGTTTTACATATCCAAAATTAAACTTTGATGGCACATCATTGTGGCTTTTATATAATGCAAAAGTAGTAAGTGCAATTTCAACAGCATCATCAGATCCTACACAACTGACAAAAATAGTAAGCACTTCAACAAACTATTATCTCAGTAAGTCTATAGATTTCAAAAATTTTACATATCCAACATCTGCAATGTTTACTGATGGAACAATATTTACAGACACTAGTGCTAACAACTTCTTTAATCAAGGAAACTACTATTTCATTTCAGGAAATGGAAAATTATGGCAATACACTCAAAACAACATCATAGCAGATGTATCACAAGACGTCATAGCAGTTACAGTTCAAGAGCAGGGCTCATCAAACAGTTCGATAGCAGTTACAGTCGGAAATCAAAATGGACAATGGGTTGGAGCATCTCCTACTGGAGTAAATGCATCAGCAATAGCAAAGGATAGAAAAATACTGCTTGATTTAGGATATTACAATGCATCGGGAGTTCCAGAAGTTGTGCCTAGAAACATTTTCTATATTGATGACATACAACAAAATGTAACTGCGAATAACAATGCACTTACGCTTCAAGGCAGAGACTTTTATAAATATTTAACAACTACAATCAGCAGATTTTCATATAACTATCAAGGTGTTTCAGCTTACAACGATATTATGGATGGCTCTACAGTTTCAAATTGGAATCAAGCAGTTGGAACTTGGAAACAATCAAACAACGCTTGGACAACAGTAGGAAATGGAGCAACGTATGATTCTGGAGTTGATTACACACTACTACTTTCGAAACAATCTATACAAAAATCAAACTCAATATTTAATTGTCAATGTTTACTTCCCGCACCCAATCAAGCGTCTACAGTATATCTCGTTATGTATTCATTTTATCAAGATGGTTCCAATTGGATTAGATTAAAAATATATTGCAACAACGATGCGAGTAATTGGTCATACAGTGTTGAAAAAAATATTGCAGGAACCACAACTAGTGTTCTTTCAGGAACGTTGCCTACTACATATGGATACGGACAACCATACCCAATAGTGATAAGAAAGAGTAATTACTACACATTTAATTTTTATGTCGGTCAGAATGTAGGAACAACAGGAAACAACATACAAGCATATATTCCTTCATACAC